GTTACATCACCTTGAACGATTTTGTCAATGGTCTCAAAGTAGCAATCTCCATTAGAAGATACGTTACCCCAAGCTTTTACAAAGTTCAGCAGTGTGTCCTCTCCGCTGTAAGCTTTACGCTCACCTTCAGATTTAAACCACTCATACTTTGAAGACGGAGCTTCGTCACTCCATGTGATTTGTCCACGATTGTTGACCCACATGAACTTTGATCCATCCTTGCTTGCACGAGGAGTATCTTTCATGAGAATCTCAACACGAGTGATGATGTCAGGGGAAGTGTGCTTAACCCAGAAACTCAATTTCTGATACTTCTCCTCATTCAGTTCAAGCGTGTATTCGGGATCACGCTTTGAGTTGACCCCAAGCTCATTAAGCTCTGCAAGAGTAGGATTTATAGCAACTACTTGCATAGCTGCAACTCCGTAAAACAGATTAATCCCTCCTACGACTTCGTCTTCAGAATTATTTGCGGAAATAGCCATTATTATGTGTTTATTTTAGTTTGTTAGTTATTATCAACTACTAAGTATTTCTTAGCTGTTCACTGAGTAAGAGTCCCAAGGAGTGGTATCTTCTTCAGACTCATCTTCAGGGTCTGTATCATCAGACTGAGAATCAGTAATTTGTTGTTCAGTATCATCAATAAGTGTAAACTTGATAGCTTTGCTGCGCTTAACACGCTTTCCTGCGAGCTTTGGGTGCTGAAAGATAAGCTTTGTTTCTTCTACAGAGAGATTGTATTTCTCACGGATAGACTTACGATCCAATCCTGCTTCGAGGTCAGAAAGGATTTGAGATACCGTGATTACTTGCTTCTTAGGCTCCACAACTTGCGGAACATTCTGGATTTGAGCGTCAATCATAACAAAAGGTTTTAAAAGAGTGTTTAGTCAATGAAGATTTTGTCCCAGTCAAACGCTACGGATTGACCTTTTAAGTGATCACAGCGGGAACCAGCATTTTGATCATCTTTTGAATCGAAGGAGACCATGAGGTCTTCTTTTTCACGATATACATACCCAATTGCATCAGCATTTGCGCATGTAATGTTTCTGATTTTCCCAGTCAAATCAAGATCCTTGCTTGAGACCTCTTTCCCTTTCTTCTCGATCATCTTGTCTTTCAGATGTCCAACGAGAATAATGTGAGGAGCAAGTTGATTCAACCGATCCAACCACTTCTTGTAAGCAATTCTCAAGTATAAATAACCTGCACCTTGAGGTAATGAGAGTACAGATAAGCCCTTGTTGTCAGAATCAAAGTTCTTTCCCATAGGGGTTTGTCTATACAACTCTTTGGCTTCTGATTCAGCCCACACCTCAAGTTGTGTGATTGTATCGATAGCTACATATTTATACGGTTTACCCGCTTTCATGATAGCTTTCCCAATCTCACTAAGTTCGTTGAGAGAATTTGCTTTTACTTTTAAGGCACTAACCATATCACTTCCATCTTCGAGATCGATGATTAAACATCCATCAAGCTTAGATAAGATAGTTGTCTTCCCAATCTTTGGGGGACCATAAATAACTATGTTCTTTGGGCTTTTTCTAGCTGCGGGAACAATAGATGTTGGGAGTTCCATAGTTTTTTGTATTTGATTGTTATTTAGCTGGGCGTTCTTCTATCGTAAATGTCGATAGATCTGTTTGAAACGGGATCAAACCTAATAATCCATCACGATTCTTTTCAATGTGGCAAGCCAATAGTCCTATAGGATCTTCCCCACAATAACTGTCAGTGATATTATACAAGTCGTATGGGCGTTGAAGCATCATGACTACATGCGCATCTTGCCCGATAGAATCACCTCCGAATAAATCAGTTAATAGAGGCTGATACTGCTGTTTTGCACGAAACTCTTGTTCGATGTTACGGTTAAGCTGTGACAACAATACAGTTATTGTTTGCATTCTCGCTTGTAACCACATACATCCTTTTGATAGAGTGTTTAGTTTCTGCAGTTCAGTATCTTCTCTCCCAATTACTAGTCGTGTGTGGTCAATTAAGTTAATGACAGTCTTAGTTGGGTATTTGAGAAATACTTTCTCATTTACCTTTCGTATTCTATCCATATCCTGTGGGATATTACAGAAGAAGATAGGGTAGTTACGATACTTATCTACTGCCTTTACATAATTATCAAACTTGTTATTATCTAATGTCCCCTCAACTGACATCAACTCAAATGTTTGAAGCTTAGTGTCTTTTGAACCTGCACGAAGAATCTGTTGATCTCCTGGCATTTCAAAGCTCCAATACAAAACAATCAACTCATTTTTATTCTTGTCTAGTAAATCGAAAATCAGCTGATTACTAAATGCTGATTTCCCAACCCCAGGACGACCTGCAATTACATACATCTTTCCTGGTTGTAGCCCTCCCATGAGATTACGATTCAGTCTTCCCCATTTTGTGGGGTAAACTTTACGTTTCCCATTCATAGAATCCTTTACATAAGAGATAGACTTATCTACTGACTTAGAGATATGTACTAGCCCAGTAAATGCATCAAAGTCGTCTTGTGATTCTTTGATTTGGTTGTGATTCTCCTCCATCTAAACTTGCATATTTCTCCCATGTGTGTTGATATATCCACGTATCAAGATTTTGCATGAACTCCATCTGATCACCCTTTCTGCGAATATCAAGTTCTATCTTGAGGCCTTTTATAATCTCAGTATGTTTTGCTAGGCTTTTCCCAACAACTTTCTGATACCTGTTCTTTGCCTTTAGATTTGATTGCGCTTCAGGGTCTTTTGATCTGAGAACTCTGACTCCATTGTTACGAGTAGTAACCTTGATAGGAAAATGGGACAGAAGGTCACTCCACATCTGATCAAAAGAGGTTTCTTGTAAATTCTGAAACCCGTATCTAACCACATGTGATTTTAGACCTTCTGCCCCAAGTTTAATCAAGCCTTTGGTTTGCAGATTATCCTCAGATATACTCAGATTTAAGCTCTCTAATTCTTCATACTCCTGTAGATAAATCAGGTACAAATATACGTACTCATCAGGGGATATACAAAGAGATTTAAGAACCTCAGTAGATATATCTATAGTCATAACCAGACAATATTACTAAGATTTCTAATTGATGATCTTAACCATTTCTCTTCCTGAGACTCTTTGACGTACAGTACGTAAATAGTCCCAGTCTTAGACTTATTAAGACGCAAAAGCCTCCCCACTCGTTGAATCATAGGGAGGGCTTTACTATCTAATCCTGCAATAATCCCAACAGAAGCATCAGGAACATCGAAACCTTGGTTAAGAGCTTTTGTAGAACAGAGAATCTTGTTTTCCCCAGATTTGAATCTCTCAAGGACTCTTTCTCGTTCTTTCTTCCCCTTTGCAGAGTGATAGCTCTCTCCGTTAAGTTGCTCAGCCATAGTATCTGTGAACTCATTGGTTCCTGAAAATACTAAGACCTTATCATCAGGGTGTTTCTGTAACAAAGACTGCGCTGTAACTATCTTGTTAAGAGCATGTTGAACTACATTCTTTCTAGATTTGATAGAGTTGTAGAACATAGCAGCAGCAGCTTTGTCTCCTGGAGCTCCTCCCATTATCCTTTTTGCATTCTCAAATGCATCAAATTGTCCAAGACGATACTTAGCGTGAATGAATATGTTATTTGCTTTAACATACTCTTTACGCTCTTCTTCTTGCAATTCAATAGGGATGCAGATAATAGTATAAGGAGACACCAATCCTAAAGACACACACTTATCTAATGATATATGATACCTTACCGGGGCAAGATTAGATAAATATTCTTTGTACTCATCTTCTTCAGGAATAGTAGCAGTCATACACAGCAATTTAGTGTATGTATTATTCTCAAAGAACTTACGATAGACAGGGCTTAATCCAAGATGTACTTCATCACAAACTGTGATGTCAAAATGCTCCCCAACTAATTTGTGTGCAGATTGATAGCACATAATAGTTGTTTGAGCTAGAACATTCTCAAATCCCCATTTCTTAAACTCCTCAGCAAACTGAGACTGTAGTTGTACAGTGGGGACTAGGACTAAAGCTCTTTGAGACTCTTGAAGAAGTTTCCCAATAGCTAATACTCCACATCTTGATTTCCCAAATCCAGTTCCTGCAATGATACTCCCAACAAATCCAGCCTTAGCCCAGTTATTTAGGGCATTACGCTGCTCTTGATCTTTGATCTGTAATATATCCATTAATTAGTCATCTTTATAATCTTCCCAATCATCAAATTTATTTCCATGTTCAAGCTTGATTTCATTCTCAATCATCTCTTTAAACTTTGCATTTAAGATGGGGAGTATGTCTACTTCAACCATCTTATCTGTAACAGGATCCATTAGATATACTTCTAGAATAGATACATGATCATTCTCTGAAGGATAATCGTTGGTCTCTCTGTACCCAGGGATAAACTCGTATTCAATCTTGAACGAGGTCTCCCAAATCTCTATAAGTAGTGTCACGGTAAATGATTGTTATGTTTTCTTCGACAAGTTTTAATGCCTTAGCGTATTTGGCTTTGAATGGGGGATATGCAGCTTCTAAATCATTGGCTTGTTTGTAGCTATGTAGGATAGTAGCATGATGCCTGTCTCCTAAATGCTTAGAGATTTCTGCAAATGTTACTTTGAGTCTGTCTCTGATAATCTTGATAGCTGCGTGCCTTGCGAGAGATACTTTAGATCTTCGATTCTTGCTGTATATCTGCTCAGGTTCGACTTCAAAAGCCTGTGCTGTACATTTAACGATTCCGTCAATTGTACTAACATCTGGGATGTAATACTTGAGTGCATAGGGTCTGATAAGATTTGGGATTCCTAGGTAAATCCACGGACTGATAGCATTCATGTAAATAAGATTTCTAACTTAGATACACTAGCTTCTTCTTTTCCTTTGCGAGTATTGTAATGATTCGCAAATTCAATAGCTTCTTCGACATTAAATGTCCCAATAACTGCCTCTTTGTTTATTATTACAATCCAGAGTTTTGGGTCTCCAGCCATAGACAAAAAGAATAATCCAAGTTTTCTAAACATTAGCTTTGGTTTTAAAGGTTTCAAAGAACATAAACAAAAACATTGCTGCCCTCACATGGAGCTTCTGAAAGGAGTCGAACCCTCAACCTACTGAGTACAAATCAGTTGCTCTACCAATTGAGCTACAGAAGCAAGAGTAAGTTTTTATAATACCCCCAGAACTTACAAACTGTGCTAACCTACGATTTAGATAGAAGGATTTAACCCATCTATGTCTTCGATTTCTGATCAGGAACTAATGTAGCCGGAGCGGGAATCGAACCCGCACGAACCCTTCGGTTCAACAGATTTTAAGTCTGTCGTGTATACCAGTTTCACCATCCGGCCATGTAACCCCGGTAGGATTCGAACCTACGGCCCACAGCTTAGAAGGCTGTTGCTCTATCCAACTGAGCTACGAGGTCATCTATGGGTATTTAATTCACTGAAATAAAACCCATAAGCCGTATTCTTCTAGT